TCAATGGATGTAGTACCACTACTATTGATTTGATCGGTTCCGGTTTCTTGAGCATAGTAAGTTGATGCACCATATTTATTTGTAATTCCTTGTATTGGAAAATTAGGTAGTGCTGTTTTATTATAATCAGTTGCATAAGGTAAATCAAAAACACTTTGATCTATGTAAGAACTTCTAGCTAAAGAAGATGTAGTCCAAACGTTTTCTGCATAGTTATAAACTACACATCTATTAATTTGTTCGGAATTAGCTTCGGGATAGAACCAATTAATTTCATTATATAAAGTATTGTGTTCTGCATAAACCAATTGATTTGAATTATAATTAATTCCTAAATTACTTCCAGCTGTTGTAAATACAAAGTCTTCAACTAAACATGGTATAGCTTTTACAGTACCATCAAACATGAAAAAACCTCCTTCACCAGACATCCAAAAAACAATACCATTAGAATATGATAAAGCATTTTGACCAATTAACCCGCAATTTGTGCCTACTTGTCTAATAGAAAAAGTAAATGGTGGGCCAACGTATTGCATTACATAAGCAGAACTATCAGTTAAAACTAAAGTATAATCTTTACCTGAAACTGCTCCAATAATTTCATTACCCTTATCTAATCTAAAAGTCCCCGCAGTGTTTGTTGCTGTGGGTTGATAAGTATTATAATCTTCTTGGTTAGAAAATCTTAGAAACATTGGATCAAATGTTGTGGCATCTCCAATAGTTGTCTCTGTTCCAAAATGAAATAAATGTCTATCCCTATCTGAAACTTGAGTTAATATTGTTTTAGTAGGAGCGTTAGCCATAATTACTGCTCTATTTGCTCTAGGTGTAGCAGCTCCTGCATTCCATGTAAAAGTTCTACCATTATGAATAGTTGCAGTTAATATTTGACCAAAGTTATCAAGACTCCAAAGGCCTGGATCTAGAATAACATCACTAGTTGCACTTTCTGTACCCCATGTATCTGAGCTCCATGTATCTGTACCCCAACCAAAACCTGCTGTTTGAAATGTAGGACCAACAATTTCATAGGGATCAATTTGTGCCGATCCTGTTCCTGAAGTTGAAGCTGCAGAATTAGAAGGCATAGTAATTTCAAATGTATTAGCTGTTTTATTTAAAACTTCAAATGTATTTCCTGTAAAATCTGCTGTTGTATAACCTGAACCTGTTGGAACAGTTACTGAAGAAAAAGTTATATATCTTCCGTCTAGTAAACCATGTGATGTTTTATTAACTGTGACCGTTGGAGATCCAGATGTTGCATCAAAATCAGCTCCAGTAATTACATCATTGTCTATTGGAGTAATGTCAAAAAACTCACCTTCATAATATAAAAATAAACCTTGAGAAGTTCCTATAGCTACATATTTTTCACCAGCAATACTAGTGAAAGCATGTTGAGCACGTGCTACTCCAGGTAAAGTATTATTAGAATTTGTAAGCTGTGACCAACCTCCTATTTTTTCAGGTAGTCCATATCTAAATCTTACAAAATCACCATCGACCCATTGAGATTCAGCCCCTGATTCAGTGGCTTGTTTGTTAAAACCAGGTTTAAAATTAAGTTTTTGTAGCATAATTTATACTATATATTATTTTTGTTGTTTTTGTAATACAATATTCCAAGAAAATTCTTTTAATAAATGGTCTAAATTTAAATCCCTTATTTGTTTTTCTTTAATGTAGTTAACAATTTCTTCGGTGTCAATTAATATCCAATTGTCCCTAAAATCAAAAACTATCTTATCAGCTTTTGAGTTAAAATGACCTATTTTACCATAATCATCTTTTTGAAATTTTACTATGGGACTTAAATCAAATTTAAATTTTTGATTTGTTCTATTTCTAACTATCCCCTCTATATGCCAATATTCTTCTTGAATTTGTTTTTTTGTAGCATAATTTACATCATCTAATTGATCTATAAATTTCATATCTATTTAAAAAATATTGTTTGATTTAATCTAAAATGTTTTAAATTTTTATTATTATTTATTGCACATCCATGTAGTAAATTTTTTGCATTAAAAAACACTGCTGTATTAAAAGGTGTTTCTATGTTTTTAAGTAATTTAAAATTACTCTTTTCATGCCATGGTTTTACATGCTCATGGTATTTAAATTGTTCCTTACTGTAAGGAGTATCATCATAAATATTTAAACCATTTTTTTCGTTGTTTTTATTTAGATAAATTAAAAGAGTAAATCCTTCATCGTAGTGAGGCCACCAATAATTGTCTTTATAATTATTAAATTTTTTATCTATCCACAACTGATAGTTAGTTAGCAGATTTTCTTTTTTATGATAACATTTTTGATTGACTAGATTTTCAAAAAATTCAATTACATTATTTAAGTCTTCCACATATCCAGAATGTCTTTTATCTAAAAATAGTTTTTTATTAAAAGTACTATTGTTTTCTTTATGAAAATTCAATTTACAGGCTTTAATGTGGTCAATAATTTTTTGAGGTTTTTTATAAAAATCTTTAAAAATTAAAATTTTTTCATTTTTAATTTTAATTTCTTGAGAGTTATTTACTTTAAAAGTCATTGATATTTTATTATATTCTATTATACTCTTTCTTTAAATATGAAAAAGAAATACTTATATACTAAAAATGTAATTAGTAAAGACATGTGTAATTTTATAACTAACTGGTTATTTAAAAAAATGCAAAGTTTTCCTTCTGATCCTCAAGTAGTAAATTCTCCAGCTATTCATTCTAGAGATGATCATGTAATACAAGCAGTGTTAAATTATGTAAAACCAAAAATAGAAAAAGCTACTAAATTAAAATTAAAATCAAGTTATGCATATTCTAGAATATATAAAGAAGGTGCTGATTTAAAACCTCATAGAGATAGACAGGCTTGTGAAATTAGTTGTTCAATTACTTTAAACTATAATTATAAAGATAAAAAATATTACTGGCCACTATATATGGCAAACAAACCTATTAATATAAAAAAAGGCGATGGAGTAATATATAAAGGAATAGAAATAACTCACTCTAGAAAAAAATTTAAAGAAAAAAATCCATCTTGGCATCATCAAATATTTTTACATTATGTAGACTTAAATGGACCGTTTGCTAATCTAGAAGAAGAAATTAATTTATGAAAAATACTATAATAGTAGGTGGAGGAACGGCGGGAATGTTGACCGCACTTTTTTGTCAAAAAATTTTTCCTAAATCCAAAGTTACATTAATTAAAAGTGATAAGATAGGTATCATCGGAGCAGGTGAAGGATCGGTCCCTAATATAAATACTTTTTTATCTTTTTTAAATATACACCCTTTAAAACTCATGTCAGAAACAAAAGGAACCATTAAACATGGAATAAGTTTTGAAAATTGGAATAATGATAATGATAAATATTTTCATGGTTTTACAGAAGATTGCGATTTTAATATTCAAAATGTTTTTCAAAAAAATACATTTGGATTTTTATTAAAACATTTAATTAATAACAAAAAACCTTTTAAAGATAACTTATATATTTCAAAATTATCTTATGAAAATAAAGTAGATTTATTTAAATGTAGATTTGCATTGCATTTTGATGCAAGGCTTTTAGCAGATTATTTAGAAAACATATTTAAAGATAGAGGTGGGGAAGTAATTATTGGTGAATATAAAGATTGTGTTTTACAAAAAAATAAAATTACAAAGATAAAACTGTCCAATAATAAAACTTATGAATGTGATTTTGTATTTGATTGTACAGGATTTGCTAGATTAATTAATGGTAAAAAACAAGAAGATAGATTTATTTCTTATTCAAAACATCTTCCGATGAAAAGAGCTATACCCTTCTTTTTAAAAAATGAAAAAGATATTAAACCTTATACACAAGCTATTTGTATGAAATATGGATGGATGTGGAAAATTCCTTTACAGCATAGAATAGGTGCGGGTTATGTATTTGATTCTGACTTTATTTCAGATAAAGAAGCAATGAAAGAAATTAAATCCTTATTTAAAAAACAAATCATACAGTTTAATAAGCCTATTAGTTTTGAAGCAGGTAGGTTAGAAAATTCATGGATAAATAATTGTTTATCAGTTGGATTATCTTATTCTTTCACAGAACCTTTAGAAGCTACATCTATTTATCTAACAATTTTTCAATTAGAATCTTTATTACATTTTGTACCAAGTTTATATACTTTAGATAAATCAGATATAAATTTATATAATAAATTAATTAATGACACCTTTGATGAAATAGTTGATTTTTTATATTTTCATTATTTAACAAAAAGAAAAGATACAACTTTTTGGAAATCTTTTAAATTAAATAATGTAGCACCAGATAAATTATCTCATATAATTAAAAGACTAAATAAAAATTTTACTCATTTTGATATGATTAAATTGTATAGATCTGACAATAGATTATTTTGTTTTGAAAATTATTTAAAAATTGCAGAGGGTACTGGTTTTGTTACTAAAACATCTAATAGATATTATTCAATAAAGGATTTAAAATCCTATATTGATTCAAGTGATATTAAAATTAAATTTGCAAAAAAACATAAAGAAATGTTAGCTATTGTATCAAATAACTCCAATCAATTAAAAAAATGATTTTAAAACATTACTACTGGCATTATTCACAGGGACTTCCGAAAGAACTTTGTGACAAAATTATAAAAGAAGCGAATAAAGAAAAAAAACAAATTGCATTAACTGGAGATTACAAAACTGAAGATTTAAAAGATAATGAAAAATTAAAATCTCTTAAAAAACAAAGAGACTGTAATATTAAATGGTTAGATAAAAAATGGTTATATGATTTAATGCATTCTTTTATAATGGATGCAAATTCAAGTGCTGGCTGGAACTTTGATGTAAGTTTTACAGAAAAAGCTCAATTTACAATATATGGTAAAAATCAATATTATGGATGGCATCATGATCAATTTGAAAATCCTCATGACTACCCACAGTACCCAGATATGAATGGTAAAATAAGAAAATTATCGATGTCAATATTATTGAATGATCCCAAAGAATACGAAGGAGGAGTATTAGAATTTGATACACCTAATGGACTTTTTCAATGTAAAGAATTAATTCAAAAAGGCTCCCTTGTTATTTTTCCATCATTTATAAAACATAGAGTAACCCCTATTACAAAAGGAAAAAGACTTTCTTTAGTTTCGTGGACATTAGGATACCTATACAGATAATGAATTTAATTAATATTTTTCCTGTTTCTATTGGAATGTTTCAAAACCCTGAGCATAATAAAATAAAAAATTCTTTAATTAAAGAATGTGAAAAAATAAAAAGTAAAACTAAAAGAGGAGGAAATAATTGGGAATCAAATTTATATAATACATTTGGTAATTTTGATTTAAGACAAAGTAGAAAATTTGATAGAGTAAATAATTGGATATTTGAAAATGTTGCTAAATATACTCATAAAATTGGATATGGTAATTTGAAAATAAAATGTGAAGAATCATGGTTTAATTACTCTATAAAAGACGATTATCAAGAAAAACATGAACATTATCCTTTTGATATCTCTGTTGTGTATTACTTATCAGTTCCTGAAAATTCAGGTGATATAAGATTTTATACTCATGAACCACAAGGAGTAAGAG